TAGATGAAATAATACATATTCCAACTTATGATGAAGTAAAAGAAGCATTTGAGGGAGTATCTACTGAGGAAATTGAAAAGGAAGAAATCCCGAAGGAAGTAGAGGAGGAAGAAAGAAAGTCTTTTGATACAGAGGCTCCTTCTGAAGAATTACCAAAAAAGACAGAAGAAAAATTGTCTAAGAGATTAGTTTGTCCATTTGGCGGGAAATTTGGTGAGGATATTGACAATCTTGAGGAATGTATTAATTGTCCATTTTATGAGAAATGCGCTCTTGAAAATGAAAAATTGAAAAAATGAAAAGCTCCATTAAAAATAGAGTATTAATTCCAACTGGATGTATAATGCTTGATTTGGCATTATCAGATAGTATTTATCAAGGTTATGTTTTAGGTAGTTTAGTTAATATTGTAGGGGATTCTAGTTCGGGAAAAACTTTTTTACTTTTATCGCTTTTAGCTACCCTTAGTTATGATAAAAGATTTAAAGATTATTTATTGATTTATGATGAACCTGAAGCAAGTTTAATGATAAATATTCCAAAACTTTTTGGTAAAAAAGCTGATGAAAAAATTACAAGATTGTCTTCTGATACAGTTGAAGAGTTCTATGAAAGGATAAAAAAATTTTGTGAGAAGAAAGTGAAATTTATATATGGCTTAGATTCTTTAGATGCTCTTTCATGTAAAGCTGAAAAAAAGAGAATAGAAGGTTATCATCTTGAAAAGCCTCGTCTTATGAGTATGATTTTAAGAAATGTTGTTAGGGATTTAAGAGATCAAAATTCTTTAGTAGTAATTATTTCACAGACAAGGGAAAGAATTGGAATAAGATTTGGAGAAAGAAAAACAAGAAGTGGTGGAAAAGCTTTAAGATTTTATAGTACTCATGAAATTTGGCTTGCAATAAAGGAACATTTGGAGGAGAAGAAAAAAGATGTTGGTGTGAAAGTTAGGGCAAGAGTAAAAAAGAATAAAGTTTTAGGTAAGTTAAGAGATATAGAGTTTGACATTTTATATGATTATGGTATTGATGATATAGGGTCAATTATAGATTTTTTAGTTTCTCAAGAGATTTGGAAGAAGGAAAGAAAAAAGATTTTAGCTTCTAAAGATGGCTTTATTGATTCCCCTAAAGAAGATTTAGTTAGTTTTATAGAAGAGAAATCTTTGGAGAAAAAGCTTTTTGAATTTGTTGATTCTAAATGGAGAGAGTTAGAAAATTTTAGGAGAAAAAGAAAACCTAAATTTCAATGGTAGAACAAATAAATATAAAAAATTTTCAGTCTCATAAAGATTCAACTTTAATTTTGTCTCCTAATGTTAATGTTATTATAGGAACATCAGATTCAGGAAAATCTTCTATTGCAAGGGCTATAGGATGGACCTTATTTAATAGACCTTTGGGTTTTTCTTTTAAATCCCATTTTTCTAAAAAGAATGAGCCAGTTGAAGTTAAAATAAAATTTGATAATGGGACTCTTTTGAGAAGAAAGAATCGTGATCAAAATCTTTATTGCGTCAATGGTGAAAAATTAGAGACAATAGGAACTGATGTTCCAATAGAAGTTTTAGAATTGCATAAATTAGGTAAGATTAATTATCAATCACAGTTTGAAAAGATCTTTTTGCTTCAGGATAGCCCTAGTGAGATAAGTAAAAAAATAAATGAGATTTTAGGAATTGATCTTGCTGATGAATTATTTAAGTGTATTAATTCTGCGATCTTTGAGACTAGGAAGGAAATTAAATTAAGGGAGTCTGAAATTGAAAAGTTAGAGAAAGAGGAAGATGGTTATAAATATTTAGATGATTTGGGTAGGATTATTGGAAGTTTAAAGCTGAATTTAAATAGATATAATACTTTAGTGGAGAGATATAAAAGATTGACTTTTTTAATTTCATCGATAGGCTTTATTTTAGAAGAATATAAAAAAGTTTTAGGGTTATTGAAATATAGTAAGTGTTTAGAGAAAGTAAAGGACAATTTGGAAGAATATAATAAAATGCAGGAAAGATATTCTAAATTAGACAAAATTATTGTTGGTTTACGTGAACTTGAGTATGAACTTGATAAGATTTCAATTAGTGACTCATTTATTGAGAAATTTACTAGAACAAGTTCAAAAATGGACGAATTGAAGAGAGTTAGTGAAGTTTGGCAAAATTGTTCTTCTATTCTATCTAAAGTGAAAACCCTTAATAGAAAGATATTAGAATCTGCAGAAGAATTGAAAGATTTAAAAGAGAAATATATAAACCTTTTGAAGGAAGCTAAAGTATGCCCATTGTGTGGTCAAGCTATAGCTGAAGAGAATTTAGAGGAGCATATCAAGTTATGAGATTATTGTGCTTGGGTGATCTACATTTAAGAGTTAAAGGTCCAAGGATTAGGGTAGATTCATATTTTGATACTCAGTTTAAGAAATTAAATTTTATATTTGATACTTTTTATGAGAGAAAATGTGATTATATATTGCAACCAGGAGATTTTTTTGATTCACCTGATGTTTCGTATTATTTAACCAATTCATTATTAGAATTAATTTTGAAATTTAATATTTTAGGAAGAATATTGTGTATTTTAGGACAACATGATATGCATTATAGAGTTTTAAAAATTGATAATACTCCTTTAGGTATTTTTCAAACTTTGGGTTTGATTAGAGTTTTGGATAAGGATCCTCTGATACTTCCTAAAATATCTTTTTATGGATGTTCTTTTTCTCAAGAAGTTCCAGATATAATTACCAAAAGTCGTTTTAATGTGCTTTTAATCCATAAGATGATAGTCACAAAAAAGTTATGGCCTACACAAACTGATTTTATATATGCTAAAGATTTTTTAAGAAAGTATGATTTTGATTTAATTATAAGTGGAGATAATCATAATTTTTTTATTGAAGAGTATAATGGAAGGTTTTTAATTAATTGTGGATCATTAATGAGAATGAGTATAGATCAAACTTCTTTTGAACCTTCTATTGTCATATTCGATACTGATACTAAGGAGTATGAGGTTATTAAGATTCCTATTGAATCTTCAGAAAAGGTTATGGATATTGCTAGATTCACAAAAGAAAGAGAAAATAAATTAGAATTAGAGAAATTTGTAGAAAGTTTAAAGAAAAGGAAGATTGAGGGTTTTTCTTTTTTAGATATGCTTGATAAAGTTCTAAAAGAGGAAAAGGAGTGTGTTAAGAAATTGATCTTAGGTTTTTTGGAGGAAATAAAAGATGCAAGATCTACTAAATGAATTAAATCTCTTAAAAACTAGGATCGAGGAAGCAAAAATTAAAAAGTCAAAGTTAGAAGGACAACGAGATCAACTTTTAAAAGAATTGGAGGAAGAATTTGGTATTACTTTAGAGGAAGCGCCTAAAGAGTTAAAAATGATGTCAAAAAGGATAGAAAGTTTAGAAAAGAAAATTAAAGAAGATCTTGAATTTTTGAAAGGTGAATTGAATGTTTGAGGATTTTAGTGAAGTTGAAAAAAGATTTAATTCTCTTTTAGAAAAGAGGAAATTATTAAAGGAAAGATTAAAAGAATTAGAAGAAACTAGGGATGATTTACATGATAGACTTTTATGTTTAGAAGAGTCAAAAATTTTAGTTCAAAATCTAGTCAAAAGTATTCAAGAAAAAATAAGTGAATATGTATCACATGTTGTTTCATTAGCTTTAGACATTGTCTTTCCAAAGACTTATCAATTTAAAGTTAAATTTTTACAGAGAAAAAATAAGATTGAATGTGAATTTATCTTAATTAGAGAAAACGAGGAAATTTCTCCTTTAGACTCAGGAGGAGGAGTTGTCGATATTGTAAGTTTTGCTTTAAGAACAATATTTTGGTCTTTGAGTAAATATAGGTCAGTTTTAATATTGGATGAACCATTTAGAAATGTCAGTACAGATTTACAGTTCAATTGTGGTGAGATGTTAAAGACATTAAGTAATGAGTTAGGACTTCAAATTTTATTAATTTCTCATTCACCTGACATAATTAGTCAGGCTGATAGAGTTTTTGAAGTTTCGATAAAGAAAGGAGTATCGGATGTCAGAATTATCAAATAGTCCATTTTTTTCAGTAATAATAACAACAAAGGCTGAATCTGATTTAAGAGAAGCTTGGCTAGTTGAAGCAATTTCTTCTGTCTTTACTCAGGATTTTAAAGATTACGAGTTGATAGTTGTAGATGATTCTGGAGAAAAAAAATTAAAAAGTAGATTAGAAATATTTAAAGAGAAAATAATTCTTGTTGAAAATGCGAGAAATATTGGTTTACAAAAAAGCTTTAATGAAGGTTTATATCATGCGAGTGGAAAATGGATTGTTAGGTTAGATGATGATGATAAATTTTTACCTTATACTTTAAGAAGGTTATATGATTTTATTTTGATTCAAAGAGATAGCAATTTAGCCTTTGTTTATTCAGACATTATTTTAATGCACAATAATCAGATATATGAGTATCCAGATTGGGATGGTACTTTATTAGGGTTAGAAAAGATTGGTCATGTTCAAGCAATTAGAAAAGATGCTTTAATAAAAATTGGAGGTTGGAGAGTAGATATAGATTATTCTGCTGATACTGATTGTATTATTAGACTTGTTGAAGCAGGCTATAATATTAAACATATTCCAATTCCTTTATATTTAAATAGGTATCATCAAGCTCAATATACAATTCAATATGCTAAAAAGAAAGATCCTATAAAAGCAAAAAATAAGATATTTGAGGATGCAATCAAAAGAATGCCCGAGAAATGGAAGTCTGATTTTATTTTAGATGAAATAAGACAGTGGAGAATATCTTTTTTCGAATTTTTAAAGATTAAAAAATTTATGAAGGGGAATGGTCTTCAGTTTGGATGTTTAAATTGGTTAAGTAATTTAATTTGTATTGATTTTGAAAGACCTTGTCATTTTAAAATAGGGAATTCTTTACCTTTTAAAAAAGGTCATTTTGATTATATATTATATACTCTTGAAGATTTTTCAGTAATTAAGAAAGCAGTAGATTATTTGAAAAAAGGAGGTTATTTGATTATTCTTTTAAGAGATAATAACTTTACTAATTCTAAATATAATCCGAAAGATTTCTTGAACTTAGTAATGGAATTTGTAGAAAAATATTCTTTAGAGCTTATACAATATGATACTATCAAAAATTCTTGGAGCTTTGAATGTATTCTAAGAAAATCCTCTTATTAGGGGCCAATTTTGAAAATGAAATTGGTATGGAATATGGTGTCTTAAGATCTTTCCTTAAAAAAGGTTTTGAGGTTAAATCTTTAAGTTATAGAAAATATCCAGAAAATGTATTAAATTTCGCACTTAGGAGTTCTGTTCATAATTCTAATATACTTTTTGTTATCAAAGGGGAAAGAGTAAATCCAAATCTAATTGCAGAGCTCAACTTTGATTTAAAAATTTTATGGTTTCAGGATGACTTAAATTGGGGTTTTAATTTACAACTTTTTGAATCTATTTGTTGGGCTTATGACTTAGTTTTTTATTTTGATAAAAGTTGGATAGAGAGAATCAAAAAGTTTCATGATAATGTTGAATTTTTACCTTTGGCTGTTTCTCCAGAAGTTTTTAATGGAAAGACTCCTTTCGATAAAAAAATTTATGATGTAAGTTTTGCTTGTTCAATAGTTGGAGAGAGGGAGCTTATTTCATTTTTGTTAAAAAATTATAATGGGGTAATTGGTCCTACTAAAGATTATAAAAAAGTTTTAGAAAAAAGCAAAATTATTGTGAATTGGCCAGTGACAAATACGGACGCAACCCAACAGAGAATATATGAAGCGGGGGCTTCATTTTGTTTGGTTATAACAAAAAATGTGAAGGAAAAATATAAGATAGTTGAAAATATAGTTTATGTAAAAGATTATGAGGACTTAGTTTGGAACATTTCATATTTTTTAGGACATAGAGAGCAGATGGAAAGAAAAGCTAAGGAATTAAAAAAAGAAATTTTATCAAAACATACTTATGATAATAGATTAGATCAGATTATTAAATTAGTTGGAGGAAATTTATGGCATTTTTCTTAGTTGTTGGGGGAGCAGGATTTATAGGTTCACATTTGACCAAATATCTTATAAATCAAGGACATTTTGTATTAGTTGTTGATAATTTAGTTGGTGGAAATATTAAAAATCTTGATCCTGAAGTCCCTTTTATTAAAGGAGATATGAATTCTAAAGAAATAGGTGTACATTTATTGGATTTGAGAGAAGTATGTTCAGCTGTTTTTTTGTTGGCTGATAGAGTGGGTGTTGAAACTATATTGTCATTAAGTCCTTTAGATTTAATTAAGTCTCTCAAAAATCTTGAAAGACTTTTATCTTTTAGGAAAATAATATTTACTTCTAGTAGTGAAATTTATGGAATTTTTTCTGATTTTAAAGAAGATCAGAGATACTTAACCTTTCTTAATCATAAAAGATCTTTATATGCTTATGTCAAGTTAATGGAAGAATATTATATAAAAGAAAATTTTGAAAATTATGCTATATTAAGACTTTTCAATATTTTTGGACCTAAGCAAAGAGTAAATGCAGGAGTAATTCCCAAAATAATTCGTAATTTATATTTTGGTCTTCCAATAGAAGTACATGGTGAAAATGCATCTCGAAATTTTTTATATGTGGGAGATTTAGTTAAAATAATGTATTCTATTTATGAAAAAGATTTTAAAGGTGTATTAAATATAGGGGGAAAAGATTCAATCACCATATTAGATTTGTTGACTCATATTTCTAATATAATGAAGATTAAGCCTAAAATTAAAATGTCAAATCCAGATTATGTTATTCCTGTGAGAAAACCTAATCTTGAGAAATTTAATAAAATTTTTCCAAATTTTAAATATACCGATTTTGATGAAGCCTTAAAAAGAACTATTGATTGGTATGTTTTACAATTTGAGTATGGAGATGTACAATATACTTGATAAATGAATGTTTTATACAATTTTAGTGGGGGAAAACTACTTTATAGAATACATGGAGGTATAGGAGATCTTTTATGGAGAACCCCTCTAATAAAAGCTATAAAATTGAAATTTCCAAAGTCAAAGATATATGTTAGTAGTTTAGGGCCTCATTGGAAGTTAATTTTTAAACATAATCCTTATATTGATGGTCTAGTTGATCCTTCTTTAATTGATTATAGTGAGTATGATAAGGTAATTGAAGATGAATTATGTCCTCATGTTAGATGTGATTATGCTTTTAGATATGATGCAGTTGAAGCTTTAGAAATTTGGTCTGGTATAAAAATTGAAGATAAGACTTATATTTACATAGTTGAAGATAAGGAGGAGAAATGGGCAAGTGCTTTTTTAAAAAATTTTAAAAGACCTATTATAGGGGTTCAATTAAGGGCATCGAGCAATGTAAGAAATTGGGATTTTAATGAACAGTATAGATTGATCTGTATGCTGAGAGAGTTAGGAACAGTAGTTTGTTTTGATTCAAAGCCTTCTTCTTTGGGGAACCTTAATAATGTTATTTCAATGTGTGGTGGATACAATATAAGAGAAATTGCGATTGTGATAAAAAATTTGGATTGCTTAGTTACCCCTGATACAGGGGCTCTGCATTTTGGGGGACATTTTAAAGTTCCTACAGTTGCGTATTTTGCAGGAACGGATCCTAAGTGCAGGGTAAAGAATTATCCAACTGTTAGAGTTGTAATGCAAAAAAATAGACCCAGTTGTTGGCCTTGTTGGTTTCATGGGAATAAGTGTCCCAGACTCTTTGGAAAAGAAAGGAATGTTCCTCTTTGTATTAGTGATGTAAAGGCAGAAGATGTTTATAGTAAGGTTTTGGAATGTCTAAAAGAAAAAGAGGACAACAGAAAACTAGAAAGCATTTAGTTTTTAGAAAAGATAAAATTCTTTTAACTCCTTTAATTGTTTCCTTTGTAATGGGGACAAGATGTACTGAAAATAAATCATGCGAAAATTGTATAAAATTTTTGGAATGTAGTAAGATTGTTAGAGATGAAATAATAAGAAAGAAAAGAGTAAGAGATGAAGTTTTAAATTTCTTAGATAAAAGTAAAGATTTAAGGGGCCCTGACCTTTATATGATAGGTCTAGTATCTATTAATTCAAGTTTAGAAGAGTTTTATACTGAACATGAATTTCGAAAAGTCTTTTTTAGAGATGAATTAATTATAAGGGGGTCAAGTTTAGAATGAAGGATTTAGTTTCAATAATTATTCCTATTTATAATGGTTATGAGTATTTGGTTAGATGTTTAAAATCTATACAAAACTATGATGCGGGTGTAAAATATGAATTGATTCTTGTAAATGATGGTAGTACTGATCCAAGGATTGGAGATCTTTTAGCAAATTTTGAGAGAACAATTTTTCAACCTAATCAAGGTTTTATTAAGGCATGCAATCATGGAGCAAAAATTGCAATAGGGAATTATTTGTTATTCTTGAATTCTGATACAGAAATTTTAAGTGATGGTTGGTTGAAAAAATTGTTACAACCATTTAAAAAAGATCCTAATATAGGAATTGTAGGGCCTAAATTAATATTTAATGATGATACAATACAGCATTGTGGATTGGAGTTTTCTCCTAGACATTTGAATTTTATACATAGATATTTCAGGGTTCATAAAAAGGATCCCAGAGTAGTACAAAGTTGTTATGTTCCTGCTTTAACTGGTGCTGTATTTTTAGTTAGAAGGAATTTGTGGGAAAAACTAAAAGGTTTTGATGAAACTTATTTGTGGGGGTACTTTGAAGACTCTGATTTTTGTATGAGAGCTAGAGAAATAGGTTATAGATGTTATTATTGTTCAGAAGTTGAGATTTTACATCATCAGTCTCGTTCGACTGGGGGATGTCCTCAAAGTATTTTTTTTCATAACCATGAAATCTTTAAGAAAAGATGGATTAGAACTTCCAAGTTAATCAAATATCCTAAGATTGCAGCTTGTTATATAGTTTTTAATGAGGAGGAATTTATAAGAGAAAGTATTTTAAGTGTTTATGATTTTGTTCATAAAATTATCATTATTGAAGGTTCAACCAAATATAATAGACAATATGCCAGATCAGATGGTTCTTCTTCTGATAAAACAGTAGAAAGAATCAAAAGTATAAAAGATGATCAAAATAAAATTTTATTAATTCAAGGAAAATGGAAAGATAAGACTGAAATGAGGAATAAATATTGTGAATATTTAGATGGATATGATTATGCTTTTATCGTGGATGGGGATGAAGTTTGGTCTAAAGAAGACTTAGCTAAAGTTGAACAATTAATGTTTAGTGAACCTAATATTCAAGCATTTTCATTTAATATGTTAGAGTTTTGGAAAGATTTGAGTCATATTAGTAGAGGAATTTGGGAGAAATTTTTAGGGAGAAAGACACTAATCAAGTTGGATAAAGGTTTAGCATATAAAGACCATTTGACTCCGATAGACAAAAATGGAAATATTATGAGATCTAAATTATATCCTGAAATTAAATTTTTTCATTATAATTATGTAAAGTCGGATGAGAAGATTAAGCAAAAGTTTGAATATTATAAAAATAAAGGAACTCCAGGTTTCAGATTAAATAAAAATTGGTTTGAGCAAGTTTGGAAAGAATGGGATAAAGATCCTTTGAAAGTTGAAGTAACATTAGGAACCCATCCATTTGGTGGAGGTTATTCTATCATTTATGAAGGAGATCATCCTGAAGTTATGAAAAGGCATCCTCTATATCTGAAGTTTCTTGAGGAAAGAAATAAAACAATATTGTTTACTAATGATTTGTCTTTTAATGTTAAAGGTTTCAGGAGACTTACGTTTTATGATATGGATATTTTTAATCTTCCAATTCCTTTAGAATTTTTAAGGTTAATTTACATATATGATTTTTTGTCATATTTAACATTACCTCAAATTAATAAATTTTTGAATTATTGCTATAATCTTTTAGATAATAAAGGAGAGATTAAAATAGTTGAAATTGACTTTAGAAAAGTTATTTCTCTTCATAGAGAAGGACACTTTAATTTTGATCAGTTGAATTCTAGTTTAATGGGAAGAGGACTTCATCAACTGGATTATAAAAAATCAATTTTAGAACCATACTATATTAAGCTTGTACTTTTAAGTTCAAAATTTAGGAAAGTATTTGAGAATAAAAGAAATGATATATTTTTTGAAATAGTCGCTTTAAAATAAAAGTTGAAAAAGATTTATAATTTTTTAAAAAGAGAGGAGGTGAACTTATGCCAGTAGGATATGAAAGCTATTTAGCAATAGCAGAGGAAGGAACTAAGGCTGCAGGAGGAAATGTTTGGGGTGAGGAAAGTGTAGATTGGTTAACTGCTTTTGAATTTGAGTCTGAATCTTTAGCCCCAGCTCCAGATATATTTTTTAGTCCAGAAATTAGAGGAAGAGGTCAAGAAGGTGATCGTGCATTTAGAAAGAGTAGAAAAAGATTAGATAAGTGTGAAGGTGCAATTACAATTACTTGTTATCCAGAAGGAGGAAAAGATAAAGCAGGCTTAGGTTTACTTTTAAAGCATTTAACGGCTGGAGTTACAAGTGGAACATTAAAAGGTACCGCTGATGGTCTTTCGGAAGATTATTTTTTACATCAGTTTATTCCAAAAGATAGGTATGAAAATCTTCAAGCTGGTTCTACTTATAAAGTTTATGGTTTGACAGTACATGTTGGTAGAGAAGATGATTCAGGAACTCTTAGAAATTATCCTTATGTAGGATGTAGAATAAGAAATGCCACTTTTTCTTGCGCTGCCGGAGAAGAATTAAAATGTTCTGTTGAATTCGTAGGTAGAAAGGCCAAAGATGCTGGGACTGCTAAAGTTCTTTCTTATACAAATTTAGATCCTTGGATGTTTGATGAGGCTGAAGTTACTATAGATGGAAATTCAAGAGACATAGATAGTTTTGAAGTTACTGTTACAAATGGGATGGCAGAAAGTGGAGTTTTAGGTACAAATGTATTAGGTAGGGTGAGATTTTCCGGTATGAGGGCAGTTACTGGAAATATTACTGCACCTTTTGAAGATTGGGTAAAAACACTGTATGATAAATGGAGAAATCATGGAACTGCTTCACTCAATATAAAGTTCACGAAAGGAACTTATTTCATATTTGAAATTGACCTTCCTAAGATTGTGTTTACTGGAGCTCCTCCTTCTGTAGGTGGTCCTGAAGAATTGATAGTTACTTTGCCATTTCAAGCTCTTTGGGATGATTCGAGTAATTATGATGTCAAGTTCAAATTGAGTAATCGTGATGAAGTTATAGGATATGATATAACATAAATAAAGGAGGCACTAGATGCCCATTAAAAGTATGCCTAAAAGTGAAATAGTGTATGTTCCTGAATATTCAGGGAATAGAGAGGATGAAAATCCTCTCTGGGTAAAGATTAAACCTCTTTCGAGAAGAGAAAGTGATTTTTACAGAAAGCAAGTAAGATATTGGAGAAAGAAAGGATTTAGAGATCAATGGGAATCAAATCTTCCAGATATTGAAAAAAAGCAATTTTTAGATCATGTTTTAGAGGTACATAACTTTATTGATTTTGAAACTGGGGAGGAAATTACAGATATTAATAGATTTTATAATGAGGCTCCTGATGAATTGATTACTGAGATTTTTAATGCAATATTGGATGCAAGTACTTTTTCTGAGGAAGAACTAAAAAACTTCAAGCAGCTTGCCGCTGGGCGGTCAGTGGCAAGCAGTGGGACTGTGAAAGCTGTTCAGAAAAAGAAAGGAGAGCAAGAAACTGTGCAATAGATTATGATGATATTGCTTTAATAAAAGAGGATAATTTTTATATTGTTTTTTCTGAATCAATTAAAGGAAAATTTCAACTTACTTTAGGGGATATAAAATTTAAAGTATGCCCTTTAAGTTGGATAACTGATGATAGTTGGTCATATTTAGAGTTGTTTCAATTATGTAAGATTTTGAATGTTCTTCCAGAAAAAGGAGGTTTATTAGATCAGGATAATAAGACAATAGAAGCTTTTCAAATAATTAATTATGAGTTTGAAAAGGCTAAAGCTAAAACAAAAGCTTTAGATTTGAGGGCTTATGGAAAAGGATTTAACCTTAAGAATCAGAGCAAAAAATTTAGCTAAAGCTGCATTTGGAGAAGTTAGAACGGGTTTAAATAAACTAGGAAAGACTCTAAAATCAATAGAATCTCAGGTATTTTCTTTTAAAGGGGCTATTGCTGGTCTAGTAGTTGCTTTAGGGGCTAGAGAACTAGGTTCAAGTTTACAAGTTGCTGGTACAGATATTGAGAGATTTAGATCACAATTGCAGGCATTGTATCAAGGGAATATTAGTTTAGCAGAACAAGCTTTACAAAGTGTTATAGAATTTGCTGAAAAAACTCCTTTTTATACTAAAGATGTTGTTGATGCTTTTATACTTTTGGAAAGTACAGGGATAGGTGCTTCTAAAAGGCTTCTTACAGTTTTAGGGGATACTGCTTTTATTTTCAATAGAAATATTAGTGATGTGGCTTCTGCATTGATAAGCATGGAAACCGAGGTTTGGAGAAGATTGGGTGTAGTGATTGATAGAACAGGGAAAAAAGCAATACTTACTTCTGGAAATGTTAGGATGGAAGTGGATAATAATATTGCTTCTATTCGTGCTGCACTTGTAGATCTTTTAGAAAAGAGATTTAGTGGAGGAATGCAGCAAGCTGAAAAAACTTTTACCGGTATAATGAGGATAATTGGATCTATTTGGGATATTTTTCTTTATGAAGTTACTGAATCGGGACTTTGGGATTATATCAAAGCAGTTTTTCAAACCTTGTTAGATTATATTAATAAATTTAGGCAGGAAGGAAAATTAGACGAATGGGCTAAAAATATTTCCGAAGCTTTAGTATGGTGTTTTCAGAAAGGAGTTGAAGCAGTTGGACTTTTTGTTAAGACTATAGATGTTTTAAAAATGGCCTGGGAAGGAGTAAAAGGAGTAATTGCTTTAGCATTATCTACTATATTGACAGGGATATCTGGAGTTTTAGAAGGTTTAGGAAAAGTAGTCGGTTTTTTTAAAAAAGATTGGGGAGAAGCGCTTCAGGGGGCATCTGAGACTCTTAGAGATCTTAGAGATAAACTTCTCAATAGCGCTAGTGAGTCTTTTGAGGCAGTAGATAAAAATTATAAAAAAGTTTTAGAACACCATGAAGCATTTCAAAAATTAGAGGATGAAATTAATAAAAGATTTCAACAAAATTTGGAAACTACCCAAAAATTGTCAGATGCTAAACATTCATCAGTCCAATTAGAGTTGAATGATAGATTAAAAATTACAGAACAAGAAGAGAAAGATAGAAAAAGAAGATTAAGAGAAGAAGAGGAAAGAAAGAAATTTGAACAGGAAAGACTGGAATACTTCAAAAGAATTAAAGAAGAAATGATGTCGAAATCCGAGTTATATGCTAAAAAAATGGAGGAAGAAATTGATAAATATGCTAAAACTGAAGAGGAAAAAGAATTAATAAGACAGTATTACTCTCAAAAAATTGAAGAAGCAAAACAAAAAGAATTAGAGGAAGAAAGGCAACGTCAAGCAGAACTTTTATCAATAAAACTTACAGGCAACAAAGATTTTCTTGATGCAACACAAGCTGACTTACAGTACATTGCTAAATTATATAATGATTTTTCTAGACAGTATGGGGAGGACTTAGCTAAACCTATAACTGCTTTTATGGCTGGAATTGATATGGCCATAAATGAACTTCCAAGGAAAAATGAAATTATTGCGAATATGGGGAAAAATTTAGTTGATAATTTACATGAGGGTTTTAAAGGTTTATTTAAGGGACTTATAACTGAGGGGATAGGTGGAATAGAAGATGCTTGGAAACAATTTTGTAGTAATATGAAGGATATGTTTGTTAATACTTTAGCTGAAATAGCTGCTTCTGAAACATTACACCTTTTAAAATATGCAATTATTAAAATATTTGAAGATATACTCAAAGCTAAAGCAGTTCAAGGTGTTATAAGTTTATTTGAAAATCTTTTTCATGTAATTATTCCTGGCTTTGATTTTCTTAAATTGCCACAAAGTGTAAGCAGAATGAATATACCTAATGTTACAAGTGCACCAATGGTTGGATCAAGGTTGTATAAAAGAAGACCAGTTCCTATAGGATATATCTATGGAGGAAGAAAAGGGATCTCTCCAAGAGAAACAACTTATCCTTTAATTCCTTCTCCTGAAAAAGAACTTACAATTTCTCCTATTGAAATGACTCCAGAAACTAAACAAGTAAGACCTACAATAATTAATGTAAATATTGAAGTTAAAACTTGGGATACAACTACAATGCAAAAGACAGTTAGAGATCAAGTAATTCCTAATATTGTGGAGAATATTAGGAATTATGGAGTCTTACATTCGGAAATCAAAAGAGTTGTTTAAATGCCAAAGGAATTACTTCTTACTGTAAAGGCAAAAAATTTAGCCTCTCCGACATTTAGTGAAGTTTCTAAAGAGGTTAAAAAACCTTTTATTCCAAGTACCTTAAAGGTATTAGGATTAATTGCTTTAGGTTATGAATTTAAAAGATTATTTAATGCTTATCTTAGGACTCAGGCAGAATTAGAAGATTATCTTATTCAAATACAAATTGTTGAAAATGTATCAAAAGAGGAAGCTTATGATATACTTTCCCAACTAAGAGAATTTGCAAAAACATTACCTTTTGAAACTTCAGATGTAGTAAGAGCTTGGATACTTTTACATTCTGCGGGCTTTCCTGTAACAATCAAGTCATTAGAGTCAATTGCTGATACTGCTTTTATATTTGGTAGAACTATGACAGATGTTGCTTCTGCAATGGTTTCACAAGAGACAGAAGTATTAAGAAGATTAGGAATAATTATTATTAGGGAGGATGATAAATGTAGAGTAATTGCTAGAGGACTGCAAAAAGAAATAGAAGGAAGTAGAATTTCTTTATTTAATGCAATTTTGGAAGCACAAAAACAATATGAAGGAGCTTCAAGCAGGGCATATTATGATGTGTCAGGTTTAATAATGATCTTTAGAAGTGAATGGTGGGAATTCTTAGCTTTGATAAAAGAAAAAGGTTTAGCTGATTATATATTAGCTGCATTACTTACATTAGAGGAATTTATTCTTAAAAAGAAAGAAGAGGGAACTTTAAGAGGCTGGGCTAAAAGAATTTCAGAAAAATTAATTCATTTCATTGATATAGTAGTTAAAGCTAGTATTTTATTTTTGCAATCTTTAAAAGATATTATAAATACTTTTGCTACTCTCTATGATTATATCATAAAATTTGGAAATTTTTTAGGTTCGGTAGTTTTACATGTTGAACCTCCCGAAATAACAATTGAAGAGAGAACAATTGAAGTTGGAAACTTAGAAGAATCTAAAAATAAATGGATTGATACTTTAGATAATTTTACTATGACTTATACACAATTTTGGAGTGATGTAGAGCAAAGGTATAATAAAAATCGAGAGGAAACCAAAAAGACATTAGAATTGATTAAAGGGAAGGAAAATTTAGAATTAAAAACCAATTTAGATAGGTTAAAGCAAGAAGAATTAGAAGCGCAGAGAAGAAGAGAAAGAATAAAAGAAGAGGAAAAAAGAAGAGAAGAAAGACAAAAATACTTTAATAAACTTTTAGAGAAAATGCAGGATTTTTCAGAAGCACTAGTAGTTTGTTATGAAAGAGATAGGGAGTTATATGCAAGAACTACTGAAGAGGAAGAACAAATTAGAATATATTACCAACAAAAATGGATCGAGGCAATAGAGCATAGATATAATACTTTAGTAAATATGATGGATCAAGATAAACTTTTAACTGAAGAAGCTTATGTAAATTATGTGAATGTATTTTATGAAAATGCTAGAGAACTAAAGGAACTTTTAGATACTTATTATAGGAAATTTGGAATGACTTATTCTCAAGAAATTCGTAATGCTAAAGTAGATCCAAATGAAATTATTGGAAAGGCTAATGAATTATTAGATACAATTCCTTTAATTCATCAATACTTTGAATATGATTATGGAAAAGCATATTCTTGTATTCCTGATGAAATTCATAGATTTTTTATGGCAAAAAGTATTAGGGTTGAAGGTAAAACTTATCCTGGATTTTTTGAATATCTTAGAACAGATTTTGTTGATAGTGTTAGAACAGCCACAAAAGAACTTAAAAGTGTTCTTACATACGAATTCAGTTTGGAAGCTTTTAATGAATGGTTTGCAGATGTCTTCACATCACAGGCTGTCCAATCTTTTTTTGGTTTGGTAGATGCTCTTTTTCATCCTAATATAGATCATGCTTTTCTTAATAAATATGTTACAAGTTTAAAAAGTGCAATAGTTGAAGCAGCAGAAAAACTTGCTGTTAGACTTTTGGCCAAATTTTTTGGGGCTACAATTGCAGAGTTAGGATGGTTTTTTACAAGTTTAAATGCCCTTAAATTAGTTAGAGGTTTATTTGCTATGTTTGGAATGGACCTTGGGCCTGGTGCTAGTGGAATTGGGCATTTTGGTTGGTTAATGGGTATTACAGTAAATCCAATTTATGGAGGTTTAATTGGAGCTTTTATTGGTACTATAATTGGAGCAGTTTTAGATGCTTTAGGCCTTTTTAGAGCTGAAAAAACAATTTATCAATTTGCAGGTCCATTTTATAGTATTTCAGTTACTCCTGATGCACTTTTTAGATCAGAAAGAGTGGAAACTGCAGTAACAGTTGATCACCTTATGATACCTTCACTAGCTGCTCAATTTTCTTTTAGAGTAATGGTAGGTCAAAAAATTGCAGAAGTAAAATCTTATGCAAGAGAGCAGTTAGCAGGAATCCAAATCCGTAGGACAGGAGCAGCTGCTACAATTGCATATTATAAGGCTCTTGCAGATTGTGCAGGTTGTGAAGCTGAAGCTTTTCCTTCTGCGATTTTTGTTTCGAATACCCCAGAAGGGGCAATAGGTAAAATGTATTCATTTTTAATGGATGTCGCTTATTATTATATAGACGAAGCAGCTTTTTGTGATGCAGTTTATAGGGTCCTTCCTCCTGAGTATGCAGGACCAACTTACTCTGAGTATGCGAAGAGAACTATTGAAGCGATTAGAAACTCATTTCATACTGCCCCTCGGGAACCAGGAGAAAAGTGGGAATGGTGGCAAGAGAGTGTTTATTCAGAGTCAGCTGGAGTAGCAATAAGAGTAATGGAAGAAATAAGACATAGAATGTATTATGCAAGTGAAACTTACTGGACAGAACATTTGACTCCTGTTTATGGTGAAGGAATTCCAAGAACTCTTACTATGAGGGTTCCTGTGGAATGGGAGACTGTAAGAGAAGTAGTGACACAAAGAGTGTATAGAACCGTGAGAGTTTTAAATCTTGTTACTAGAATGCCTATTACTTACACAGTAGGCGGTGAAGAAAGAACTAGATGGATAGATGTTTATGATGTGAATTATTATTCTTATCCAGAAATAGTTACTAGAGTCATAGAAAGAAGAGTTCCTACAAGATGGGAAGAGAGAGTAATACAATATACAGAGAGAAGGGTCAGAGGATACTTAGTAAGAATGGTTCCTAGGGTTTCTTATATACCTATTATTTCTTCTGCTGAACAAGAATTATTAAGCTTGAGTGGGGCATTAGGAGCTTATTTATATCACTTTAGACCTGGAAGATTTGTAACTGTGAGTTATGGAAGAGAAGAAGAACTTGCTAGACATATTTTGCCTGAAAGAATTTTTAATGTTACTGTCATTGGGACAGATATAGAAGGGAATCCAGGTCATGAAAAACTTAATGAAGCAATTAATGATGCATTTAGGGAGTTAAATAAATGGCTATAAATTTTTTAGTAGAATGGGAAGCCAAGTGGGATCCTCCTGAAGGTCCTAAACTTTTATCAAGAATTTTAGAAGGAATTGATGAAAGAGTTTTTCAGTCTGGCTTTTTGGATAGATTTTGGAAGAAAGTTCATAGAGATATTGCTAAGGCTGTAGATAATAAATTTTCTACTAAGCCAGGTTGGCCTCCTCTTTCCCCTAAATATAAACATAAAAAAGAAATTATGGTAAAAAGAGGTTACAAAATCAGAGTAGGAACTTTTGGCAGAAAAATTTGTAAGTTTACAGAAATGGGAAAATTAACTGGAGTAATGTATCTTTCAGCAACAAAAAAGAGATATGCCCACGTTTTTGAGGTGATGGATGTTCCAAATTTTAAAAAGGCAAAGATGAAGTATGCTATAGATCTATCT